AGTTTCTGTCAGACAATTTACCACCGTGAACCACCGTGAGCCAGATTTTACAAACAATCAACCCCCACGGTATCATCACCGTGAGAACTCTGTCTACCAATCCACAATGGTGAGAGAGTTTACACGGTTGAGGCACGGTGTCTGCCAGCATCAGCCAGAATGATCCAATCTGTCGCACAGTTATCAGAAGGAGATGGTAAAGAATGGTAAAGGCAATCAGATGGTTGTGGGTAGAATAGAGCAGGATCTAACCCAGAATGAGCCCAGAACAGACACTTTAAGCCAGGGTTTGACTCACATTCAGGCAGGCTCAACAAATCAGCATTTAAACACGCTGTCGCAACGGTTGACAGGAACCACATTCAGACTGTACAATAACAGTGTAGTTGTTAACCAAGCGACATCACCCCTAGGGTTTTAATTTGTATGTCCCCCTAGGGAAGGGTGTCGTGTTAAAAAAACACTAGACAAACCCCACACAAGACAGTATACTCGCACAGTCGCTGACATTATTCGTTGCTTACAATCATACACAATCAAGCGGATACAGTTAGGGACACTATTAAAAAGTACAGCACGGCATCTTTTATCGTAATTTGAGATGTCGTGTTAAAAAACCGCTTTACACAGCTCATTTTATCGTGTATAATAAATACGAGTAGCACTAAAAGGAATATATGAAACACACAAACACCAAACACATAAAAGAGATCAATGAAGCAAGTGATTTGCTACTGTATCAGATAGCACGACAGGAAACAGATCTGTTGGCACCAGAGATACTGTTGGCCGCATTACAAATGTATGCTGAGAACAAAGGCATAACAGAACCAGCAGAAGACATCACTACCGCATTGGCACTACCAGCACCCACTACAACACCCGCACCAACAACCACAGTCAGCACGATAGATTTATTATTTGAAGAGGAGTCGCAATGAAATTGACACAGAGATACGCACCCACCAGCAGGCACACATATCTATGGCCCAACATACAGACATACACACAGATAGCCGCATATCTAGACAGGAATGATTTACCCCATCTGTTGTTACACGGCAAACCAGGCACGGGTAAAACCAGTATGGTACAGATGCTGATGGCTGAATTGGCTATTGATCCAATCAACTGTATCAACATCAACGGATCAGCACTCACAGATAAAAGGGGCATAGAACAGGTGTTAGAGGATCAATTACAGCGTACATTTGTAGCATTTACCAAGTCACCTTTTAACGTAATCATACTAGAAGAAGCAGATGAGTTGACAGCAAAGGCACAGAACTTTTTGAAGAAATACATAGATGACACAGAGCACAGGTGCCGTTACATCTTTACCACCAATCACCCCAAAAAAATCAACACAGCACTACACAGCAGATGTACTGTATTGGAAATACGTGAGCCAAACACACGGATGGCACGAGCTAGATTACAGCAGATAGCACAGCAGGAAGGACACACTTTACCACAAGCAACACTAGACACGATGGTAAATCGCAACGCAACATTTAGGCAAATGCTCAATGAGTTGGATGGATGGTTGGCTCAATTGGATTCAGCAACCTTACCAAACCTTACCAACCAAACAGCGGAAGATGTCATCGCAAAAGCCAAGCGAGTAATGGGTGACAATTACCAAGCACCAGCGGTAAACTTATTTGACTATGGGGATTGACATCACACATATATGACTGTAAAATAACACTAACACGAAAGGCACACTATGACAAAAATAGACTACAATCAATACAGCACTGAGGATTTGTACAGTTTACTAAAATTGAATTATATGAGAGAATTCCATAACGGTACAACTGTTCTAGATTACAATGATTGGATAGATGAAGTAAACGCTAGAATCAGCGTACCAACCATAGAGGAGTATTTGTATGAAGGCTAAACAGCAAAACACAGCCACACTACACCTAGATGGGGACAAATTTATGTCGCAAATGGTTTTTAACAGCGACACAGCACCAACCATAGAAGAATGGATGGATCCAGACAGCGACTATTGGCAACAACAAAAGGAGCACAAAGATGAGTAGTTTTAGTGTAGAGACTAAAGCACATACATTTCTTACGCTGAAGTTGAATAAACCAGTTGATGAAACCGTGTCCGCTGATGAATTAGAAGCACACGGTTATGAATATGATTACGACAACGATATGTGTTATTATTGTACAAAACCAGCAGTTTATGAATGGGAAATTGAAAAAGACAAATGGGGAAACAAAAACATTAGCGAACTTAACTGTCAAGATTGCTATGACGAGTACGGTTATGATTATGAACAAGAAGGTTGGGTTGAAAGTGATTATGATCAAGAGTTAACAATTTATAGACAGGGGGAGCAAGATGAAGACGCTGATTGATACACGATTGATAAAACTGTTGCCCCAAAGGGAACAAACATTTAGATATCTAGAAGGTAGCATAGCCAGAGGATTCAATGATGATTTAGAGACACCATCAGACTGTGAGCGATGGTTAGTACTGCCAGGTGACGTTGGACAGGATATTACAGATAAATTATCTGTCAATGACTACTGTGTAGAGCAACGTAAACATAATTGTTTCGTGTATGAGAATATGTACAAATAAAGGAGCAACAATGATTAAATTTATAGTGTTTATTAGCACATTGATAGCAGTATATGGGGTGTTATGGTATTTTAGCACCAGTTTAGGCTTATAAAATTTTACCAGCGTTAGAACGCTTTATTTTTAGTTTTTTAACATCCTCCATCAGTCAGATAATCCATCAGTCAGATGACCCATCTGTCAGATAATCAATCAATCAACAGCAGTATGATAATGAACAGTTCCAGCACTATGGCTGTGTGGTACATGGTCCACAGTATGGGATAGGATTGTTTTTTCTTCATGAGAACCAAACTATCAGCACGTATCTTGTGCCTGATGTGACTGGTGTTATCTCATGTGGATAACAAAAGTTGCTGGGAAATACCACAGCATCACCAGTGCGTAAATCAGGCACTTGATATTGACCTTGCCAGAATCGTAGTGCTCCACCCTCGTAATCTTGATTCAGTATCATGCTACAACTCAATGTTCTATTGGCTCCACCATAATGATCTATGTGTTCTTCAAATTTATTGCCTGCTCCATATCTGATCAACTGTACACCTGTGTGTTCTGTGGCTTTGTGATAGTAAGGATACTGTTGTATGATGTGTTTGAGTGCTGTTTGTATGTTGTGCCAGCATGGTCCATGCTGTTGGTCCAACATGGTGAATTCACAAATGCGTGTGTTGGTTACTGCATTCTGTGTGTTTGTGAGGGCACTCTCGGCTGTGGCCCAGCCCGACCATGCGTCTGTGCTGTCGGGCAGTGTACGGCTCCATTCGATGATTTCATCGCAGGTGCTTTGGCTCAATAGGCCCCTAAACTCCGCGATGTATTGCCGTAGGTCCAGTTGATTGGCTAGTTGCATTAACCACCCAGTCTAGTAAGTTGTTCATACAAATTGTACAACTTCTGTCTGTGTGTCTCTCCAACAGGATCTCCCGGAGGCAGTTTGAATTTGTCATCCTGTCTCATGGATCTGATGTCTTCTCTGATCGTGTTGGCATCTTTGGGTGCTGATGCTTGTGTGTTTGTTATTGGGTTGGGCATTCTGTTGTTGCTCATTAATTGTTCCAAAAACTGTATGCCTTCTGCTGTGTCCACCAATGGTTGATCCAACATACGCTGTGGCAGTGTTCCTGCATACTTCTTGACTGCTTCCAGTCTGTCTGCGTAGTCGTTGCCCCACTGTTGTTGCAGTGCTGATTGTTCTTGATCTAGATCAACTCTGGGTGTGCTTGCCATTTGTTGTTGCAGTTTGCCCATTTGATCTGAGTAGAGTGCCATGGCTGTTTTGACTTGATCCTGTGTGAATCCTGATTTTTTGAACACGTCAGTTACTTCTTTGCTCAAATCATCTGGCATTTCATCCAGTCCTAAATCTTTGGTCATACTGAAATCGTAAGCATCAGGCACTTTGTTGGTGCTGACTTTCTTTTCTAGTTCAGTGTATGACTTGGCTAGGTCCTCTGGTGTTTTGAACTTTTCAGGCAACCACTCGGGTCTTTCTGGTTGTGTAGCGGCCTCTTGTTCTGGTGTTGGCACTGTTTCTACTGGTGCTTCTGGTTGTGTGTCTATCAAGTGTTCCGTTGTTGCGGGTGCTTGTGTGTTGTCTTCTGGCATTAGATTATATGCTCCTTCTTGTTGTTATGAACACTACGTTCACGACACATATTATCTATCCTTCTCAACAGTTGTTGCTGAGCCACTTGGTATACTGCCGCATATGGATTAGGTGAATCGCTGGTTACTCTTGTTTGATGTATCACGCGATTTAAATCTTCGTATACTGCTTTGCCGGCAGGTGATTCAAAGATCTGTCTATAGAATTGTTGTAATTGCGTTTGTGAGTTCTTCATGTTCAGTTTTTTTAGTTACAGTTGTTGTTCGTTTACAACTCTATTTATGAGGACTAAACTGAAGGTGGTTGATTTTGGTCTTGTAATTGCTGTGCCAATGCCTGCAACTGTTGTGCCTGCTGTTGTTGTGATTGTTGATCCAGTGTTTCTTGTACTTCTGCTTCTGTTTTCAATACTTCTGGTGACATATCACCATCTCTTAATATTTTACGTGCAAGTTTTTGTAGATCTAAATTAACCAATGCGTTTGGACCCAACTGTGTGATTGTTTGTACCAACTGTAAGTCTCTTGTGATCTCTGTAAGTGCAATACCTCTTTTGACTGCTGAGTTTACAACCAATTCGCTAAATTCACCGAATCTTGCAAAGTCTTCTACCTCACCTCTCATCTGTAATCTTTTAATTAAATTACCAACCAATGGTCTTAAAAATTCTTGTTCTAGTCTTAATCCACTAGGACCTATTCTACGATAGAATTCAGACTGCCTAAT